CGACAAAGTTTGTAAGCGCTTCAGTGCGCTCATCGGTCCACTTAGGAAGTGCCATATTAATTCTCCAAAAATGATCTAAGATCAGTTACTATAGTAACGCCAGTATCTCTGGCTTGTCGTGTTTTAGCAGATTCAGTCCCACCCTCATTGATGAGAAAGTCTACTTGTTTGGTTAGACTAGATTTAACTTCGTATCCAGCCGCATTCAAAGCTTCGGTAGCATCAGCTTTGGTTTTGAAACTCTTCAACCTACCACTAATGCAGACAAAACCTTTACTCGCAGGCACAGAAACACCAGAGAACTTATAGTCAAACGGCATAGAGCCATCAAAGTACCCATAATAATCTCTGCGTATCCAAGTCAATAAATTGTCTGTAGCTTTTGGGCCTAATCCGGCACGCTCACAAGCGTCTGCGTTGATTTCAAATAATGTATTTACAGTCTCAGACAGCTTCCGTGTTGCCGTTTTTCCGATTAATGGAATACCAAAAGCAGGAAGTACAAGCTCAAGCGGAGCAGAAGCAGAGTTCAGAATCTCCGCTATGAGCTTGGATGTCACTTTTTCAGAGCCCAACGATGCTAAGATATGCTCTTCGGAAGAGGTATAAATGTCGGACGGGCAAGTCCAGCCTAGCCGTTGAATAGACGCAGGGCCGAGACCCTTGATCTTCATGGTTTTGGCAAAGTGCTCCACTGCTTTCGCATTTTGTGCAGGGCACAGAATGTTACGACAGTATAAGGAATCAGTAACCCACTCTAGCTCACTGTCACAAGAAGGACAATTAGTAGGAGGTAAGATTTCTTGGAACATGGACTACTCCGAAAAAGTGAAAAGATATTATACGAAAAGTTGAGCTAAAAGTCAAGAACTATTTTTCTCGATGTCCACTCGTCTCACGATTCGTGGAATGATCTCCCCACTCCGTATAACTTCAACTGAGCAACCTATTTCTAGGTCCAGAGAGCGAATGTACTCGATGTTGTGTAGAGTTGCACGGCTCACAAGTGCATCCCCCACTTCGACGGGCTTTAGTATGGCAACTGGGCTCACGACCCCTGATTTGCCTACTTGCCACACAACATCAAGTAATTCTGTAGTCACCCCATCCTTCTGCTCTTTAAGAGCGAAAGCCCCTCGGGGGTGATGAGCTGTATATCCCATTCTATAGAAAGCCTCATAACTATCTACCCTGAACACCTCGCCGTCCGTTGGGAAGCCGGATGCATCGAAGTGAGTGATAGTATCAAAGCCCTCTTGGGCCAAACCGTCCATTGCAGAGGTAAGATGCGTGTGTTCGATATACTCGCCTTGAATGTCATACGCTACAAAACGTAGGTATGAACAACGAGCACGGAACTCCTGCATGTCTTTGAGATTCAAAGACCCCGCTGCAAAGTTGCGAGAGTTTGGAATCGTATCGGGCGCTACGACTTCACCAGTAATTTGGCAAGTGCCAATAGTACTGATATTTGCAGGTACTAGCTCTTCTAGCTTCAACGTGATATCACGACCGATATTGCCGTCTCCCCTGGTTAAAGCCTGAGCTAGATGGCCGTTGACATACTGCAACGACACTGCCGCCCCATCAAGTTTAGGTGTACGCACCATAGGTGACGCAACGCCTTCTATGTCATTTATGTTAAAAACTTTCTGCAGAGAATACATTTTATACAGGTGTGGAATACCGTCAGTAACCGTATGTCCCACCGCATCATAACTGTACAATCTTGCTAATGCATCGAACTCAGCATCCGAGATTATCGGAGTACCTGAGTAGTACATTGCAGAAGCCTTTTCCAAAAAATGTTGCATATAGTTCCCTCACTCAATAAACAATATTATACAGAAAAAAGGAAACAAAGTCAAGAACTATTTTGAGTATAAGTCCTTGATAAGTTCACCGAAGTGTTCTTCAATGATTTCCTTACTTTCTGCAAGTGATAAGATTTCGACTAGCCCGACGAAAAGATTTCTCGAATTATCAAAATCAAGAGGCATCGCTATACCCTCACTACTAGGCTTCCATTCTTCGTCAAAGTCCATATAGTACTTACGAACGTGCAAATACTCTATGCCCCTAAACGCATTGATGGTAAGCCTGACCTGTACCTCCTTGGTCTCATCGTAATGAATTACCTTCTCATAAATCTCAGGTGCTTGGTATAGTTCCATTTTAATCTCCGTTTTTTAACACGGAGGCTAACGGTACTACACTCGTCACATTCTGTGGCTTGAGTAGGCGAAAGGAGTCGGTGTCCCAACAAAAAAGCAAAAGAGTCTGTTCAGATTCCTTTGCTCTGTTTTTCTTTTGTTGAATGTAGGGCGTGCTGAAGTCCAATGTGCAAACATTGTATTTCAACTTATTACTGTTTTCACTGCGATAAGTGATTACAGCATCACCGTACTCATCGACGAGCCGTGCTAGTTCTTCTTTTTTCACAAATGCTCCTAATGAAGCGGGTTGGCAGAATCTTCTCCCGTGCCGACTTGCTAAGGATGTGAAAGGGGCTTACGCCCCAAGAATTAGCCGTTTACTGCTGCGATAACTCCAGCAAAGTACATTGCTGCTTTACCTGTCAACTTGCTGACGATTTCTTCATCAACTTCTTGACCTGCATCAGTGAGTGCTGCTGTAAGAGACTCGATAGCTGCTGCTTTAGATACGCGAGTACTAGTTGCTCCACTCGCCTTTGATGTCCCACCAGAGGCGGGGGCTTTTTTTACATATACGCCTGCCTTGGTAAGTACCATGCGAACACCGTTAGGTGATTGATCGAACTGCTCTGCGATTTCTGCGACGATCTCCATGCTGTTTTCTGGAGTTGGATTACCTGCTTCGTACGCCTCGATAACCTCTGCTTTCTGTTCGTCTGTCCACGCCATTTTACGTTTCCTTCTAGTTTGTGATTGTGTTGCTCCAGGACAGTTGCCTGTAGCTTGTAGTTGTGCTTGATAAAATCTATCGCCCAAGGTAGTGCTCTACCACTGCGACATATGCTCCGAGTACGTGAACACATACTCCTAATGTTAATAAACCAATTAATAATTCAGCCATCTCTTGCCTTCCATTTTAGCTTGTCACCTTCAGTTTCAAATTTAACCATTCGCATCGGGTCATCCTCGATGAAATGAATACTTTTAAATGCAACTTCGAGCGTTTGAAAATATACTTGTATAGCCTTACTACGGAACTCTTCGTCTGGCCACAGATGAAAACAGTTCCAATACTCTTTTTCAAATCTACATACTCGTACTTGCTGTTGAAGAATAGGATGCATACCCATAAACTTTTGTTGTATATCCACACAGGCACGTAGTCTTTGACTGCCACATATAGGATACCAGTTTGGCATTACAAGTATAGGAGCTTGAATACCATTTTTAAATAGATCTTCTACCAATTCTTCTTGAACAGGAATATTCTCAAAATTGTTTGCAAAAGATTCTTGCTCAATTAACCACTCTACAGATTTAGTATACCATGTAGTTGGTGGAAAAGCAATAAGTTCTGCGGTTTCTTTTTTGATTCTATTCGTCATTTAAGATACTATTATAGATGATATAGCTAAAGAAGTCAAGAAGTATTTTTAGATACGTGATAAATCTACTCCGTATTTTTCAAGGTGAGACAGCTTTCCGAGATCATAGGCAAGAGAGTAAGCAGCATAGCCACCCTTATCTATGTTTGCCCATTTGTCTGCCTCTTCTCTGACTTCTTCCATGATGTAGATTGCATAGCATTTACTACCGTACTTTTTCTCGTAGTTTACGTCTGAGAATCCGGCTTTTTCTGCTTGGTAGTCGACTGAGAGTTCGTAGTCGACTCGGGCTGGCTTTTGGTAGACTGCTGACCAGACGATTTCTCCGGGCGCGAACGATTCACCAATGCAAGACTCAGGAAGTATAGAGATTCCGCTTTCTCTCTCAACCTTTGGGACTCCGACTCGCTCAATGAGAGATCTAACGAATCCACTCGATCTAAATAATCCTTTCGCGATCTCGGCAATTGAATCTCCGGAAAGGTATCGTTCAACTGCTTCACGAATTTCTTCATTTGTTGCTCCTCGTCCGCGATTCTGCTTTTTACGTACTTCACGATACTCGATTTTATCTTGGTAATCATCAATGATTCTCTGGAGGCGCGTGGTATTGTATGCTATATTCAGCATATCGCACGCAACCTTCTTGGAAATAGGTGTTTCCCCATTCAACAAAGTTATAACTTTCGATATATTGCTTTCGCTCAGGTTCTCGTGGTCTTTCTTTTTGATCTTCCGTACCAAAGATTTTCTCCCAATTCTCGTAAAATTTTCTTGTGTTTTCTACTCTTGATCTACTGCCCTTGCTCACGAGGATCGTCTCCTATTGACATACGTAAGTACCAGATAGCTTTCTTTATATCTTGTACTTTGTTCTGTTTGTTGTTTGCTCTCCAAATGTATTTGAAAGCATTGAGGCGGCAGTACTCTTCAAATCCTTCTGTGGATGTTGTTGTCTTCATCGCATCAATACATTCTACATCATCTCGTCGGTAATGTAAAGGACTATTTACTGGGTCATGTACTTTCATTCTACGGCCTCGGCAACGTCAGGGAAGTGAGTTGCAATAATATCCCAGCACTGATCTGCAATACGCATATGTTCTTTCTGGGTGCCGTGACCCCTCCGCAGGTCGCAATAGTGAATCCACGAACGAAGAGTTCCGCTCATGTATAGCGTAGATACTGTATTACCTTCTGGTAGCACTGCACGGGCTTGCTCTTTTGCAATACCATTATCTAGTGCCCAGCGATACGCTTTCTTTGACGCATCTAATACTTTTGCTTGCTTCATGTTCCAGTCTTCGTACAGGCGTTCGTGTTGAGACTTGTTTCCGCCTTTACCAAAATCTTCAGAGTCTTCCAGCTCAATACTGTTCTGACGGTTGCTAGGATCTTGCAGGCGAGCTTCACGATAGTAAAAGTCTTCTGCAATAGCATACCGCTGGCTAAACTCTTGAAAGCTAAAACTACGGTGACGCAACATTTGTCGAGCAATATCTCGAGTGGTGCGAATTTCCATAGTAATACTTACCATCTCGAAAGGAGACCAGTGCCCGTGACGAATAAGGTATCGTAGCAGGCGTGGTGCGCTTTCGTGATGGTTTTGATTCTCTGGGTTACTTACTCGTGCTGCATAGGCTACCAACTCTTCTGCGGTATGGCAACCTGTGGCAATATTTGGCTTTGTCAGCCCTACTAATTCTACTCTACTCATTTCGCTGTAATCCTCTGTTCGTAGTCAGCAAGAGACTCATCCCACCAATCGGGAGTTGGTCTATGGCTCCAACTGGCGAAAGTAGCCTTGTCAAGATGATAATAATCACGGTAAGACTGTATTGGGTCATCATAGTTTTTGAGTACTTCAGGCATCGCAAGTCCAAACGTGGTGAGCCCCACTCGTTTAATGTTGACTGGGTCAGGTAATTTGTTGATGACCTGCCAGAATGACTTGTGTTCTTTGCCGTAGCGATACCTAAATTCCTCTGCGAGAGCATGAGCATAGCACCATGTCCACTCGTAATTGTCTAGTGATGAGCGTGTCCATATCGTGCAGGGATGATTGTACATCATACCAAGATATGGGGTAAGTTGTCTTTCTTCGGGCTTGAGAGGTTTCTCAAGCTTTTTGTATTCATTGAGTACTGCGGCTTCATCTTTCTCGAGTGCTCGAGGTACGAAGCCGAGTAGAGTATCTACCCATATCGCAGTACAGAGTAACTGTGCGGCCTCGAGTATCATCTTGTTAACGTGCTTGTCAACATGATACTCGGCGCACTTGTCTAAATCTTTATCTAAGTAAAATAAATTCATGAGAGTATTATACTCGTATCAGCAGTGAAAGTCAAGAACTAATTTCCGTTTCGTAGCTTATTAAGTATAAATTCAGGATCTGTAAACATATAAGGATCCTTCTCATGATTGTCTTCTTTTCCTTCTTCGATGAACCAGTCAGTAATGTGTCCATTATCTACAACTGCTGCATATCGCCATGAACGGCGACCAAAGCCAATGTTGTCTTTGTCTACAAGCATTTGCATTTCTTCCGTAAATTTACCACTACCATCTGGAATTACTACTATCTCGTGAAGTTCGTGGTCTCGTGCCCAAGCGTTACATACAAACGCATCGTTTACTGTGATGCAGTAGATGTCGTCGATTCCTTCACAATAGATGTCTTCTGCCAAATGCTCGAAAGAGGGCAGTTGGTAGGTGGAACAGGTTGGCGTGAAAGCGCCCGGCAGGGAGAAAATAAGTACTCGACGCTTGGCAAATATATCCCAAGTAGATACATCTACCCAGTCAAAATTACCGTCGTCATCCTGGCGTCGAGCCTTAAATACTACTGAGGGCACCATTTCTGGTAGAGAGCGCCAGTACCCTTTCTCTTCGTACTGAGCGCGCTCGTGTTCTGTGCAATAAATTGCCATGGTTATACGTTCT